ATTTCCCGCCCCCCGCGCACACTACACATAGTCCGTACGGGGGCGAATCGCAGCCCAGTAGACCCTAGCAAGCCAGTTGAATGAAAATCCGAGACCGGATCAAATCACTCCGCCGCGTCAAGGCTTCTGAGCTTGCGCCTAACCCACGCAATTGGAAAAAGCACCCGGAAGCCCAGGCCAACGCCCTGCGTGGCATCCTGGCCGAGGTGGGCTACGCTGGGGCCGTTCTGGCCCGGGAGACCCCGGACGGGTTGCAACTGATCGACGGGCACCTCCGGGCGGAGCTAACGCCGGACCAGAAGATTCCTGTTCTTGTGCTGGACGTGACGGAGGCGGAGGCCGACAAGATCCTCGCCACGTTCGACCCACTGGGAGCGGCGGCGGAAACAGACCCACAGAAGTTAGGGGAGTTGTTGGCGTCGATCGAGACGGAGAGCGAAGCGGTCCAGGCGATGCTGGACGGGCTGGCGGAGGAGCACGGAATTGATGTTTGCGAGCCCAATTTTGAGCCAGTAGGTGAAGATGAGCAATCACGACTAGACGAAAAGGCTCTGGTAAAATGCCCAGAGTGCGGCCATGAGTTCACGACCTGAATTGAAACTTGATTGGTGTTCGCATAAGGCGGCGAAGTACGCCGTGGAGCATTGGCACTACTCGCGTCGGATGCCCGCCGGGAAGAATATTTTCATAGGCGTGTGGGAAGATGCCGCGTTCATCGGTACGGTGGTGTTTGGCAAAGGGGTGTGCAACCATCTTGTTGGTAGTTACGGGCTCGGGCCGATGGAAGGTTGCGAATTGGTGCGCGTTGCCCTACGAAACCACGCCTCTAACGTGTCACGCATAGTGTCGATTGCTATCCGTCTTCTGCGTAGGCAGTCGCCAGGAATACGGCTTATCGTGTCGTTTGCCGATGAAACGCAAAACCACCATGGCGGGATTTACCAGGCGGGAAACTGGATCTATACGGGAAAGACCGCATTCAAACAGGAATACATTTACAAGGGAAGGCGGGTTCCCGATCGGGTCGTGAGCCAAGCGGTTAAAGAGCGCCGGATAAAGCGGCAAGACCTACAGAAAGTGTTGACACTTCGTAAGCATCGCTACCTTTACCCCCTCGACTCGGCCATGCGAGCTCAGATTGAACCACTTCGCAAACCCTACCCCAAACGCGCCGGAAGTGTAGCGAGCGACACGTCCGCCGACCAGGCGGAAAAGGGCGGTGCAACTCCGACCCCGGCGCTTTCCAATGTCAGCGCATGAAAGACCTCGGCCTCGAACCTCAGTTGGCTCAACCTCGGCCCCTATGAAGCAGATAGCAGACAAACTACCTGATGGCAACTGTCGACCAACTACAAGCAGCCGAGAGAAAGCTCAAGGATCAGCTACGCAAGGTCCGCGCGGCTCGCGGGAAAAGTGGCCGGATATCAGAACGCGACCAGGACGCCATACGGAAACGAGCAGGGCGCCTTGAGAGCCGATTGGTCCCGGTTCCATCGTTGACTATGGAAGAACTGACCGAGCGACTTCGTCGTGAAGCCGATGACGAACTGTGGATCGAGTCCTACTGGTCGGCTTTTAGCCCAGATTCGTACTACCCCCTTGAGCCCCAGCAGCGGCAGATGGTCGCCGACTTCGCGGCCTTGCTGTCGGAGGGTGGCGATCGGGCGACGGCGGCTTCAAGGGGTGAGGGTAAAACCACCCTAGCCATTGCCCTGACGCTCAAAGCGATTCTGCAAGGTGGCGGCCAAGACCTGTGGGTCATCCTCGGGGCGACGGCGAAGAATGCGGCCGATATCCTGGACACGATTAGGACGGCCCTCGGAGAGAGCGACGAATTCTTGAAGTACTATCGCGAAGTCTGCGTTCCGATAAGGGCCCTGGAGGGTACCGTTCAGCGGGCGAAGACCCAAGTTGTCGAGGGCGAGCGATTCGACAACGGCGAACCGTATAGCATGGCCCCGACTAACTTTCATTGGACGGGCGACCGACTCATCTTTCCGGACGTGCCGGGCTCGCCTTCGGCTGGAGCCATTGTCGTTGCGCAGGGCCTTGATTCTGCTCTGCGTGGGCTGCGGATCAAAAACCGTCGCCCGAGAGCGGTGATTATCGATGATCCTGATATTGAGAAAACCATTCACAACCCGGCCCAAGCGGCGAAACTCCTGCGCAAGATTGATCGTAACGTCGCGGCTCTTGGCTCGCAGCGCAACCCCGTGTCGCGGCTTGTACTCTGTACGTGTAGCAGTCGGGTTTCGGTAGCGGCTCAACTGACCGATCGGGACAAGTACCCGTCTTTCCGTGGCCGACGGATGCGGTTCCTGTTGAAGCCGCCAACGAACCAGACGGCGTGGGCTGAATTCCTCACTCTCTGCAAGCAGGGGTGGACTGCCGAGCAGTCTGAGGTCCGCGAGTCACCGATCCCGAGGGTATCGCATGAGTTCTACCTGGCCCGTCGCGATGAAATGGACGAGGGCGGGGAGGTCGCGAATCCTCACCGTTACGATCACCGAATCCGGCCGGAGGGTGGCACGGTCGAGGTATCGGCGTTGGAGCATTATTACGGTTGGGTTGCGCGGATTGGCCCAGCCAACACGGCGACTGAGTTTGACAACGACCCGCCTGACGAACTTGGCTTGCTCGATCTGACGTCAGAGCAGATTCGCGATTCCCGGAGCGGCAGTGATTACCGAGTAGTGCCACCTGAAACGGTTCGATTGACAATCGGCGCCGACGTCAAAAAGCTCGGCTTGCATTGGGCGGCGGTCGCGTGGAACGAACGATGCGTCGGTTCGATCATCGAGTTTCATTTTTGGCGATTCGCGACGGCGGGCCAACGTCCGGAGGCTTGCGAGAATGCTGTACTGGAAGGGCTCCGCGAGTGGTGGGAATGGATCCAAACCCGCAAACCCTGGCGGGAAGACTTGGAGGAGGAATCATCGGCCCGGTTTCCCGAGTGGACGCTGATCGATAGCGGATGGAAAGACGAAGGCTGGTCGATACAGCCGGTGACGGTGTTTGCTTCCGAGGTTGGTTTCTCACGCTGCTTGCCGTGCAAAGGGTTTGGGCGATACCGCCGGCCGCAGCCGCACGTAGGGATCCGCCCGTTCGATGAGTGTCATATTGATCGAAGGACGAGATCGCCGCTGTGCGAGATCAACGCCGACGCTTACAAGAGTCGCGTACAGGAAGCATTCAAGGCCGACTTTGGTACGCCTGGCAGTATGGGACTCCATGCTCCGCGGGTCGGTGACGACGGCCGTCAGTTGCGAAGCTCGCTGGAGGAGGAGCGGGAATTTGCGGCTCACATTATCAGCGAACAATGGGACGCTACGAAGGCGAAATTTCTGCCGCCGAATGGACCCAACCACTACTTGGATGCCGTAGCGTTAGCGCGTGTTGGCGCATCATTGGCGAAACTATCGTCAATGCCATCGGCGGAAAAAGCAACCAAGAAGCCCATGAGTCTTGCGGAAATGGCGAGGCAATGAAAGGTTCAAATGGAGATGTTCAATGATTGATTTCACCAGGACGGAATCGGGGCTGATTGTGCCCGTTGCGAAGCCAGAGCCAAAGCAGGATCCGGAGGAGGCTCGCCACGGTTTCCCAGTCAAGGCCGGATGGACTTTCAGTAAGTGCGGCGAGCGATACCGCAAAAGCACTAATGAGGTCTTTCGCATGAAGGCATTGGAGGATCTGTACACCGCAGTTGATCCTGGGGGCGGACACATCACACGCGGCAAGCAAGTAGAAGTCCAAGAGCGATGCGAGCGACTTCTCCACGAATTGGCCGTGGAACTTATTGGAGGAATCCCAGAAGACGTGGAAGTGTACACATAGGCCAGACGATGACAGACGCGAAGCAGCCGAGATCCTTGCGTAAATGGCGAGTGGGAGTAGGTAATCAATTCTGAGGAGGTGTTTGATGAGTGACTACGTGACGCGCGATGGCGGCCCGCCCAAAGTTGGGGACGCCGTCTACTATGCAAAGGCGGAACGGTGCGACGGTTGTTTATTCTGGAACCGGCACGCTTTCCCCCGATGGACGGAAACTACTCCCGATGCAGACGTGATTATTAAGTCGATCGACGCGCCTGCTCCCCTGGGGCAGTGTCGCCGCAATCCGCCGGCATGCGTGCCTATCGGCCACTGGCCAATTACGCGCAGGAGCGATTGGTGCGGAGCGTTCCAGCCGACCCCGGAAGCGCCGGCCGCAAAACCGATTGACAGCGAGGGCGATTCGCACCGCCGGGGCCTTCTTGAGCTGCGACATCTAACTCACGCCGAACCTGAAATCGTGCTGTGGGCACCGGCGACGGTTCCTGGTGTGGTCCCGGATTGCCGTGCGATTGCAAAATGGGCGCGAGACCCGGGGTCGGGCCAGTGGTTTCTTTGGTTTTGTAACGGCCCGGTCGCTTCGTTGGACATCAACCGGCGAGATTTCTTCGCGCTCGTGGAGATCGGCAATCGCTGGCTGAGCAAACACCGCCCGCCGGGCGATCTATCCCACTAGCTGGCCAAACAATGACAGACGCAAATCAGCCGAGATCCTTGCAGAAATGGCGAGGGGCGGGTAGGTAATTAACGGTACTGATATACAAGGCTCATCAAACCCACCGCGTCCTGTGTGCGATTGACGACGCGGGCTTTATGGGAATCAAGTGATTGAACAAGTTCCGAGGCCACGAAATATACGAACAGGACGGATGCTGGTATTTTGCCGATGACAATGAGCCAGTGGCCACCACTTGGACAATGCGCCTTTGCGGATATTGCAATGTGGAGAACACGCCAGAGGGTCACGATGGCTGTATTGGGCGTCTGCCCGGTGTGATGAATGCTTGTTGTGGACACGGCGAGTCGGCAGCAGCGTACATCCAATCTACTGACGGATCGATTATTCACGGGCCTCCGGCTATCGAAAGGATGATGCGAGCAACCTGATGACCGACCCAGGAAACGCACTACCGCCAGGGGACAAAAAGGCAAAGTCCTTGCGGGAGATGGCGGCCGAAGCGGATATTGATCCGTGGGCTTGCCGTAATTGCGGCTGTCGTGATTGGGCTTTCTGGCCGGTCGAGAGTACTTACGTCGTCAAGGGCGGGACTCGTACCCGTCGCCGGGTGTGTCGGCACTGCGGGCAGTCGTCGATGATGACGGATGAAATACCGAGGGTGACATAGAATGTGTTCAACTGAAACCAAGATCGAAGTCGGCGATTACGTTCTAGCCACCAAATACAACGATGGCGATCCATGCGACCACTTCTGTATCGGTTTCGTATCTAGTTTCACTTGGCACGACCGCTATATCATCGTGGACAACGAGGGGCGAAATCAACGACATAACGGATTTAGGCGCGCGGAGAAGATCACGGAAGAAGAAGGCCGCCAACTCGTGGAGATGATGCCAGAGATTGGCGACGTGCCTGGACCGTTGTTGTGGTCGCAACTGGAAATGCTGAGGGGGAAATAGGAGATGATGCAACAGGAGGGAGATAAGGACCTGGAATCATGAAAATAGACCAACCTAACGCACCCATGCCAGTTGTCAGAATTTGCTGGGTCGATGCACGTTCTGACGATGGGTGGACCGAGCGAAAGGACCTGGATATTCGGCTCGCTGAAATCACTACAGTTGGCATGATAGTTGAGGAGAACGAGCACGTCTTGTGTGTAGCATCGTCGTTGGACAAGGTGACTGGTCAGCTTAGCGGTATCATGTTCATCCCAAAGAAATGCGTTACGTGCAGGTCGATCATTTGGAGAGTAAAAACCAAGGGAGAAATAGAATACGATGCGACAGATTGAAGTCATGCAGATTGGATCACCCGTCATGCTCTCAGACGATATCCCAGCAAGAATCACGGGCATCGCGATCGATGAAAATTGCCGCATAACCTACCGATGTGTTTGGTGGGATCGCCACACTAGAAAGAACGAATGGCTCGAACAATTCGAGGTTACCCGTACCGACGAAACGCAAGGCATGACCATTGGATTTCGGACAGAGTAAATTCCAAGGGAGGGGCAATAACTTCTCGAAAGGGTGAGTAGATGTATAGTGATCACCGAGAGCGATTGATTCAAGACGAAATGTGCCAGAACGGCGGCGATCGCGTTCTGGCAGAACTAAAAACGAGGACACCGGACGACATTCGCGAGGCGTGCCGCATTGTGCTGGCAGGGGGTCGCGGCGGGGCGCGGCCAGCCGAAACGGCGTAAACTTTGCACATATAGCAAGTTGCCCACTTCTCCCTTGACCAAACCCACGGACATGCCATAACCTGAATCAAACAATCTGATCGAGGCGACGCGCCTGGGTAGCTCCCCGACGCGAAACCAGCGCAAGCAAAAGGCCACACGAGGTCGTGTACTCGTGTGGCCTTTTTTATTGCGCTCGCCTCGGTCATGGCTCAGGGGAAGGTCATGGCAACGCCCACAACCATCGCCGATGCGCTTGAGCAAACTGCACTCAACCCGAAGTCCGCAAGCACGGACAAGGGGCGGGTTGACAGTCAAGACATCGGCTCGTTACTTGAAGCCCTTCGCCACGAATCGGCCCAGACAGCCGCGTCCAAAAACCACTTCGGTCTCTCGATCGTGCGGCTTGAAGCCCCGGGGGCCGGCTGATGGATCTTTGCACTACGATCGTTGTCTCGCCGATCGGCGTTTCGGAAGTCATCAGCCCTCGCAGTTCTCGCCAGCCGGTAACGGTTAGCATGGATACGCCCCGCCCGATCCGCGGCAGCTACGATGCTGCGGATCTTGATGGTATGAACCGCCGTCATTGGCTTGCCTCTGATGCTCTTGACGCCGACTCCGCCAACTCCAAGACCGTTCGCCAACGGATCTCCCAACGAGCACGATACGAATTCGCCAGCAACGGCCTTGGTCGAGGCATTCAGCTCACCCAGGCGAACTACGTGGTCGGCCGAGGGCCCAAGCTGCGGATGCAAACCGGCAGCCCAGGTTTCAACTCGATGATCGAGGCCGAATGGAAGAAGTGGGCCAAGGAAGTGAAGCTTGCCAAGAAGCTTCGCACAGCCATTAAAGCAAAAGTGTCAGACGGCGAAACGTTCATTATCATTGCGCAAAATCCGAGGATGCGCCACCGCGTCAAGCTCGGGCTGAAACAGGTCGAGTGCGAACAGGTCACGACGCCGTTCCTTGGTACCAATGAGCCGAACAAGATTGACGGCATCGAGTTTGACGAATTTGACAACCCGCTTTTCTACGACGTGCTCAAGCATCATCCAGGCGGTCAGTTGAGTGGGTTTGGTCAAGACGTCGAACAGGTGCCCGCCCGATTCATGCTCCATCTGTTTCGCGAAGACAGAGCCGGTCAACACCGTGGCGTCTGCGAGGTTGGATCGTCGCTGAATTGCTATGCGCAGGGCCGGCGGTTCCGCGAGGCTGTTATTTCAGGCGCCGAGGGCATGGCCAGCTTCTCGATTTTCCTAAAAACGCAGGTGGATGCCAGCATCGACCCCGACATCGTTACGCCCCTCTCCACGCTTCCAATCGAGAAGGCGATGATGACGGCCTTGCCGCGTGGCTACGACGCATTTCAGCCGAAAGCGGAGCAACCATCGGCAACCTACACAGAGTTCATTCGTGAGCAAGCAGGCGAACAGGCGCGGCCGCTCAACATGCCGAACAACATCGCCCGGGCTGACTCCAGCGGCTATTCGTTCTCTGGCGGCAAGCTCGATCATCTGACCTATTTCGTTTCGGTTGATGTTGAGCAACAGGACATCGAAGAGGATGTGTTGGATCCGCTTTTCGAGATGTGGTTTGCAGAAGCCGTTCTCCGGTTTGGTTGGGGCGTGCCGGCTGATCCGCCACCGAATCACGGCTGGGACTGGCCCGAGAAGCCGGTCATCGACGAAGTCAAGCATGCCAACGCCAACAAGACCAATCTGTCGACAGGCGTTGCGGTTCTCCGTCGGGTCTACGGCAAGAATGGCCTGGACTTCGAGGAAGAGTTGCCCCGCATGGCCGAGGATTACGGCGTCACGGTCGACGAGATGAGGGCCGCGCTCTTCCGGGCTCACTTCGGTGGCGGTCCATCTGCCCGGCCCGACGACCAGGACGACGAACCCGCCCGGCCTCCGCCGCGGCGAATGGCTCGAAGTCGAATGCCGGCAACAGCCGGCAGCAACGGAAACAGAGGGGGCAGATGAGCAAGCACACCAAACATCGACGCGACCACGCCAAGCGACACGCCACGGCGCGCATGATCCGCGCGGCGGCCAGTTGGAGCGAACCTATCTGGTGCGAGAACGCGGACATTGAGTGGATCAAAGCAGTCGAGGCCGGCGAGGCGAAGCCCAAACGGTTCACGATGACCGCCTACACCGGCGGTCCCATGCTCGTGAACAGCTACGGCCCGCCAGTTGTGATCGACCTGGCCGGGCTCAGGGCCACGGCCCCGGTGCCGATCCTTCGCGATCACGACCTTTCCCGCGTGGTTGGTCATGCGGATGAAATCAAGGTTGGCGACTCATCCATCAAGCTCACTGGGCTCATCAGCGGAGCTGGCTCCGATGCGGCCGAAGTAGTGGCCGCCGCCGCCAATGGTTTCCCCTGGAAAGCATCGGTCGGAGCGCGTCCCGACAAGATGGAATTCGTCGGCGAGGGCGTCCAGACGAAGGTCAACGGCAAAACATTCACCGGCCCTCTGTACGTCGCGCGTAAGTCGACGCTTGGGGAAACCAGCTTTGTGGCGGTCGGCGCCGACCGGAAAGCAAACGCCAAAGTCGCGGCCTCGGCCGCTCAAACCAAAACCAAGGAGGCAAGTGCCATGAAGTTTGAACAATGGATTGAGGCCATGGGCCTTTCGCTGGAAGAGTTGCGTGAAGACCAGACCATCAAGCTCCAGGCCAAATACGACGCAGAGGTCAAGGTCGTTGAGGAGAAGTCCGCGGAGATCGAAGCCGCCAAGATCGAGGCGGCCAAGGCGGGAAAGCCCGGCGACATCGAGGGCAGCGAGAAGCCGCCCGTGGTTGAAGCCCTCAAGTTCGACCTTCCGTCGGTCGAACTTGAGTACGCCCGGCATGAAACAGCGATCAAGGCCACGGCTGTTGAGTACCGCACGAAGGTTTCCGAAGCCGAATACGACAAGCTCTACGACGCTGCCATCAAGGGCGGCCTCGAAGCGAAGGCCACGGCCCTGAAAGACGAGTGGCCTGCGGCACGCCTGGAAGCGGAGTACATCAAAGCCAAGGCCCTGTTCACTGCGGACCTCATGGTCGCCGAGCGCCCCAAGGGTCCGGGCACCCACTCCAGTAGCCAAGACGTATCGATGCCGGCGATCGAAGCGGCCTTCTGTCAATCGGCCGGACTGTCCGAGCCAGAGAAGCATTTTACGCCGGAAGTGCTGGAAGCCTCCGACAAATACCGCGGCATCGGTATCCAGCAACTGTTGCTGATCTGCGCTTCGCAGAACGGCTACAGCGGCCGGCAGTGGATCAGGGGTGACAATCTTCGCAAGGTGATTCAGGCCGCGTTCAGTACGCACACCATCACCACGATGTTGACGACCACCGGCAACAAGCTGTTGCTAGATGGCTTCAATCTTCTGCCGCAATCGTGGCGGCAGGTTGCCTCTGTGAAATCGGTTTCGGACTTCAAGGCTGTGACGATGTACCGCATGAATGCCGACCTCGCATACGAAGAGGTTGGACCGGGCGGAGAGATCGAGCACGGAACGGTTTCGCAAGAGGACTACAACATCCAAGCGAAGACGTACGCGAAGATGATTGCCCTTACCCGTCAGGATATCATAAATGACGACTTGGGTGCTTTCAACGATCTACGCAACAGACTCGGCATGGGCGCGGCGGTCAAGCTTAATGACATCTTCTGGACCGCCTGGCTCGCTGCTGTCGACGGCGGGGCGTTCTGGACGTCGGGTCGTGGCAACCGCCAGGCTGGAGCTACGACAGCACTCGGAGAAGTCGGCCTCAACAAAGCGGTCAAGCTCTTCCGTGATGCGAAAGGACCAGACGGCAACCGGCTCGGATTGGAGCCTGCAATCTTACTCTCTGGCTCTGACCTTGAGGCGACGAACCGCAAGCTCTTCACGTCGATGGAAGTGCGGGACTCGACTGACTCAGGCTCGACGCTTGTCGCAAATATTCACTTCAACCGCTTCAAGCCGATCATCATTCCGGAATTGAGCGATACTGCGCTCACCGGAGGCTCAACTACCCAGTGGTTCCTGTTGGCCAATCCGGCAGTTTTGGCTTCGGCCGCGATGTGCTTCCTTGATGGCCAGCAATCTCCGACGATCGAGACAACGGACGCCGACTTCAACACGCTCGGTATTCAGTCGCGAGGCTACCACGATTTCGGCGTGGCTATGACCGAGTTCCGCGCGTCGGTGCTTTCGGTCGGCGTGTAACCGTTTTTCCAATCACTTCACGGCTGCCGGTTAAGGTGGCGTAGAACTAAAAACAGGAGCAAACTGAAATGGCTCAAACACCTGCACTTTTTGTAAAACCCGGCCTGGCGTTGGCCTACTTGGCCAGTAGCGACAAGATCGCGGGGGAGGTTGTCGTGATCGGCACCCGCCCGCTGATCGTGTTCCCTGCGATCGACTTCAGCCTGAACCCGTTAGGCACCGTCCTCTCTGATGGTGCATGGGACATTCCCCAGGCCGCCGAGATCATCCAAGCAGGTGATCGCGTGTACTGGGACGAGAACGGCACCCCGGTCACAGGCGATGCTTCCAGCGGGGCCGCGACTGCTACGGCGGGTGGCAACAACTTGATTGGTACTGCCACCCCGCTCCAGCCGAACGGAACCTCCGACACCGCGGCGACGGATACGTACGTCCGCGTGGACATCGACGGCACCAGTCTGAATATCGCCAGCGTTGGCGGATCGATGACCGCCGACGATATCACGGGCAGCGATTCTACGCTAGCCATACTCGGACTTGCCGCTGCACAAGGCGGGCTCGTGTCCGTCACTGGTGGTACGTCGGCGACCGCTGGCAACGCTGGCGGTGCCGCCTCTCTGGTTGGCGGAGTCCCTGGAACGACCTCAAGTGGCGGTGCTGTTACCATTGCCGGTGGTGCAACCATAGCAGGTGTTGGCGGCACGGGTGGAGCCGTAACCGTTACGGGTGGAGCCAACGCGAATACAACCAATGGCGCTGGCGGTCCTGTTACCACGACGGGCGGTGCCGGCAAGGGGACTGGCGACGGTGGCGAGGTCGGGATTGCCGGCGGGGCCGCTGCTGGGTCGGGCGATGGCGGCGCTGTTGTAGTAACTACCGGGACATCTGGTTCTGGCGTTGCTGGCAACGTCCACCTGCGTGCCAAAGTGCTTGGCAAACAAGGCACTCCCGAAGTGGCAGACGATACTGCCTCGTTGACAGACGCCCAGATACTTGGCGGCATCCTGGTCGGTACGCCAACTGCCGCGGCCACGTATACCATGCGAACGGGTACGCAAATCGAAACTGCGCTTGGCGGCACGTTGGTTACCGGCGATTTCTTCGACTTGACAGTAATCAACCTCGGTGGGGCTGGAGACATCATCACGATGGCTGTCGCGTCAGGCGTCACGTTTGTTGGCACGGAGGAAATTGACGACGACGGGGCCGACGTAGTCAGTTCCGGCACGTTCCGATTTGTTCGCGGGGCTTCAAACGTCTTTGTGGGCTACCGCATCTAACGTAGCCGAAAACACGCCGGGGCCGTCGATCGAGGCGGCCTCGGCTTTATGCACGAAGGAAACACCGTGGACGAGTTGACGCAAGAGTTGAACGCAATCCAGATCGCGTCCAATCTCAGTTGTAACTATCAAAAGACCCTTGCCCTATTGCGTGCGTTGAAGGCCGGCACGGTGTCACTCGACAACGTAACCATGGTGGCTGACGGGTGGACCGTGGGGGAGGTCGAGCCACCGGTAGAACCCGTCGAAGACGCTGTTGAACCACCGGTACAAGACGAATGACTCGGTTTTCCGACGGATTGGCGTGGATGGTTGATACCCTTGCTGACGTAGCGGGGCCAACGGTCACGCTGTCACGGGCGGACGATACGACTTCGATTACGGCCGTCGTGGTTGACCATGGCGATGAGGCAAGCGGCGACAAGGTGGCCACGTCGAATTACTGGGATCGTGAATGGCTGGTCAAGAAAGCCGACTACCAGATCGACAGTGCCGTGGTGACCCCGCAAACCGGTGACCGGATTACCGATGGCAATGGCGACGTTTGGGAACTGATGCTTGGTGGGAAACGCCCGGAGCTGATTCAGCACGCTGGAGACTATGCGTGGCTCGTCAAGACGAAACGAATTGTGAGCGGGTGAGATGGTTGGCGTACAAACAAAACTGACAGCTACTCCGAAACGCCTTGAAACAGCAACGAAGAAAGGGGCCTTCAACAGCTTTTCCCATGGGGCTGCGAGCATTCGCAAATCGGCCCGCGAAAGCATCGTTCGTTCCAACACTCCCGGCCCGCCTGGCGGGCCTGTTCGCACAAAACGTGGGCGAGGTGGGGGATTAGCGAAACGCTCAATTCTCTTCAAGGCCGACAAAGATGGCGCAGTCATCGGCTTCGCGGCGAGCAAGATCGATCAAGCGATGGAAGTCCATGAACACGGGGGAAGCCGTGGCGGCGTGGAGTTTCCAGGGCGGCCGACTATGCAACCAGCTTTAGAGCGAAACCTAGCCCGATTCCACCGCGAGTGGAAAGGGGCGATCTCATAGGAGTTTGACCGATGGCGAAGAAACGCAAAGGCCATGAAATGACCGTCTGGTACGGGACGGCCGGCACCACAGCGGATACGCAGATTGACTCCAATGTTGTTGACGCCGATACTGGCGGGGCGGATTTCGATTTTGTGGACTTGCCTGACCGGGGCGACGGTTCGGCCCTTCCGCAGATGGACGAGTGCCCCGTCAAGAAGAATTCGCAGCCCACGTTTTCGATGATCTACCATGACAGTGATGCCAACATGACGGCATTGCTCGCCGCCGCTGACGCCAACCCGCCGGTTGGCAAGGCGTTCAAGTTCTTTCGAGTCGCTTCCGGCGAGGTTGCTTTCGACGGAGATTGTTGGATCAAGTACAGCAGTCCTGGCGCTATCGCGGACGGGCAGACTGTCGAATTCGAGTTGCACCCGACCTCCGCTTATGGTCGCGATTTCATCACGACGTAATCGCGGCATTGACCGTATGCCGGACAACGCACACAGGAGAATTGCAAGATGCCTCAATCGCAAAAGAACTGGTCGTTTCAGTTTCCGGGATATGCGTTTGCTTCGGATGGGACGAACAGGGTAGCGCACGTCGGCAACGTTGTTATTGAACAGGCGGTGCCCGCGATCTTGGCTGCCCAGACCGGGACGTTGACAACGCGGACTGATGCCGATACCGGGGTCGCCACGCTTTCGTCGGGCCACGGGATTATCACGTCCGATGTGGTTGACGTGTATTTTGCAGCCGGCGTCCATTACGGCATGACTGCGACCGTTGCCGGGGATGCGGTGACTGTTGACGGTGGGGCTGGTGACGACTTGCCGACCCAAGACGATCCCGTGACAGTCGTTCTTCAGGCGGCTGTCGAAGTCAATTTTGACGGCGATGATGCGCAGATCGTTGGCATCTTCTATCGCAATCCAAGCGACACTGGCGCGAAGGCCAGTCTGGACCTGCAAGATGTAGGCGATGCGTCGATCGAGGCCCTTGATCTGGTACACGAAAAGGCCAATGGAGCGGACGATGGGATCTACGACATCGCGAACGGGGATACGAACGTGTTTTCTGGTAATCGCATAACGCACGGGGCGGTGTCTCACGATAGTCAGTCTGCCGGTACGCTGTACATCCTTGTCGGCATCACGGCAGCGTAGTGTTGATATCTCGTCGGTTCAGTGTCCGGCGATACCATCGCCCCGTCGGAGCCCGACCCGATGGGGCGTTTTTCTTATCGGGCTAGGAGAAAAAAATTGTGAGCAAGTTCACCGACGCACTGGGACAAGAATGGCGGCTGGAGTTCGACGGTTTCCTGCTGGACCGCATCGAGAAGGAAGCCAAAGTTGACTTGGCGGACTTGTCAGTCGGTGGGCTCTTGGCTGTTGAGCGGGACGCAAAAGCTTTGATTCGTGTGCTGTCAGTCGCGTGCGATGAGCAGCTTAAGGAACGGCGTAAGTCGGCCGCCGAATTCCAGAAGCATATCCGCAAGGAAGCCATCACGCGGGCCAGGGAGGCGGTGATGGAGGCCCTCGCGGATTTTTTCCCGGAGAGCGAATGGTCCGCGATGCAATCGACTTTGACGACGCGGAAGAATCAACCGGAGATGACGCCGGAGCAACTGCAACTGGCGGCCGGATTCCTGACGATGGATCCGGAAG